GAGGGTATATTTAAATTTCTAGATGTGTAATAATTTTGTATTATTTGGTCTTTTTCTCCTTGTGTAAGTTTCTTATATTCTTGTGATGCATAGGTTATTTTTGATTGAGATTCTTTCCAACCGGGTAAATTCTTGGCATAATCTGTTAGATATATCGACCAGGCTGTCTTCCTTTTATTACTGTTATTATTAGGATTGGTATTACTATTAGTATTACTATTGTTAGTAATACTATTGGATTCTTGATTTATCTTTAATTTAAGGTTTTTTATTTGTAATTTTATATTTGTTGTATCTGATAATTGGGATAGAATGATTGGTGAAAGAAAAGTTTCAACTAATTGTCTAACATGCTCAGCATTTTGTTGGCTAATAAGAATTTCTTCATCTGATAAGGTATTTTCACTTTCACCTCTTTCTCCTTCTTCATCGTCTGAATTAGCAGGATTTGCCATATATTTCTCTAATAATTCTTCTTCTAAACGAAATATTGCCGATTTTAACAATGTCTTAATTTCGTCTTCGTTCTTTCTTGCTTCATCAACTTTAAGATTAACAGCTTTTAACATAGTCTCTTAAAAAAGAGTTTAGGGAAACTTTATAATAAGTTGGATATATTGATAGCAAAGAATTTTAATCAAATTTTTAATCATACGATAAAATACGCAAATTTTTAATCATACGATAAAATACGCAAATTTTTAATCATACGATAAAATACACAAATTTTTAATCATACGATAAAATACGCAAATTTTTAATCATATGATAAAATAGCTTTAGCAAATTTTTATACGATAAAATAGCCTTTGGATTTTTAAAATCTCTAAGGTAGACTTTTTCCCCCTATTCTATCGACCGAAGGGAGTCAAACTAAAGAGACTAAAGAGACTAAAGAGACCTTAGGGCTCTTTTTTTTAAAAAGGGCTATTTGGTTTAGTGATATACTTTTTCAGATGAAAATCGGTTAAAGGATGTAATAATTCACCACCATCATTCCATGTATTTCCGTAATATGGATGACTGTAATTGGATATTGCATTTACAATATCTTGAAAATTATTAAATTTAGCTTCTGCAAGAGCAGTACGTAGTTCTGCAGGATGAGGATTAAATTTTTCGTGTTTGAGTACGATTAGTGTCCATTTTAAATCACCAATAACTGATGCACGACGTAAAATGAAATTATTAAACATATTTATATCACTATAGCAATAGTTTTGCCACATTCTTTGAAGTTCATCCTCCATTTTTAATACTACTAATAGTAAAGTAAATAGTTAAATAGTGTCATTTAAATAAATATTCAATTTTTTCATTATTATTTTTTTGGTCATATTTTATCAAATAAATAAAATCGCTGATCTCAGTCAGGAAAATTAATTTACGATTAAATTAATCGTAAATTAATCGTAAAAATATCATAGTTAATCGTAAATTAATTTCTACTTTGAAAAAAAAGTTTGAGTCTTTTTTATATAAAAAAGACCTATTTAGTTAATTATTAAATAATTACCTTTTTTATTATTAAATTAGTAATAAAATACCCCTTTTTTTATTATTAAATAATTAATTACCTTTTTTATTATTAAATTAGTGATAAAAAGGGGTATTTAATAATAAAATACCCCTTTTTTTATTATTAAATAATTAATTACCTTTTTTATTATTAAATTAGTGATAAAAAGGGGTATTTAATAATAAAATAGTAATTTAGTAAAAAGAGTAATTTAGTATTTTTATTACTAAATAAGTAATAAAAAAGAGTAATTTAATGAAAAAAGAGTAATTTTTTGTAATAAAAATAAAAATAGAAATTTTTAGCAAAAAATAGTAATAAAAGACCTAATTTATTATTAATTAGTAATAAAATAAGGCTAATTTAGTAATAAAAAAGTTAATTAAGTAATAAAAAAGACCTAATTTATTATTAATTAGTAATAAATAAGGCTAATTTAGTAATAAAAAAGTTTAGTTTATTACTTAATTAACTTTTTTAAATAATAATTTGAAATAAGTTATATATATATTATTTATTAGTAATATTAAAGGATATTAAGATAAATGCAAGTAGAGTATTTTAATGATGATTATTTAGAGCAATTGGATATTATCGCATATGATAATACGATCTTAGAACCAGAAGCGATAATTAGACAAGAAAGATTAAAATTGCGTTATTGTGCATGTCCACAATGTATGAATGAATTGGCAAAGAAAGTGTATTTAGGCAGACTCGAAGATAAAAATATGGTTAAATTAAAGGGAATATGTATAGCATTAGATCATATATATTTACAATGGTTAGCAAAAGGTAAGGAGAGTGTATTGTTTATGAGTTGTCCTCACTATAATGATGGATATAGAAGGATTATGAATTGTTATTATTTAAAGGGTCATGCTGAAATTTTTCTTGGTTCGAGTATTAGGAGGAATATAAATGATTATAATAATGTGAGTGTATATATATGTATTAGTGAAAGGGCTAAAAGGAAATTGATTAAAAATCATCTTTAATTTAAAAGTATTTACTATCAGTAAGATAGATGGAGGAAATTAAAGAGATTCTAGGTCCGACGCATGTAATATTTAGAATAACGGAAGAATTAGTAGATACAGATGAAAATGAGGACATACTCGAGAAAATAGGAAGTCTTATCGAAGAAAAAAAAGATGTTAAAAATAACATTAAAGATTTAGAAATTCAAAAGAATGATATTGGATGGACAGACTGGATTCGTTCATTCGTCCTATATAACAAAGATAGAGATAAAGATCTAGGTAAAGTTCAAAATAGCGTTGAATACGAACTTTCATATGAGGAATTAGAGAAGGCAACCCAGAATCGATCGAGATTGCCCAGGTTATTTCCTAGTCATGAGATTAATAAAGAACCAAAACAGATAATATTCGGAGGATGTGCTGGTATGTATCATTATTTCTTAGGTATTGCATCTGTATTACAAGAAAAATATAGTATGTCAGATGTAGTATTTGGATGTGTTTCAGGTGGTTCATTTCCTGCATTAGCATTAATATTAGGGTTACCAATTAAAGAATTGCATGAAACTTGGAATAAGGAGATATTGAGAGAGTTGAATAATAGTCCATTAAAGGCATTTTCAAGATTAAACAATATAGTGCTTGAAAAGAGTAAGAAATATATTCCGACAGATGCTCATATAAAAGCGAAAGATAGATTATTTATTTCATTAACAGAATTTCCTACACTTAATAATCATATAGTCCATTATTGGCAGACTATCGATTCATTATTAGAATGTATTCAGGCATCATGTTTTATTCCGATATTTGATAAGCGTTTTTGGACGATATTCGATAAGACGAAATATGTTGATGGAGCATTGAGCAATAATAAGCCTTTACCATATCCGGATTCTCCATACATTTATATAACGACTAATAAATGGAGAGAGATTCCATTACATTGGTATTGGTGTTATACGTCTGAGAGTTGGAGTGATCAATTATTTGATTGGGGAGTATCGGATGCATTAGCAAATTTACATGAATTCTCTTTTTTAAATCAAAAATAACTCTTTTTCCTTTAATTATGTTTTGACATAAATATATAAAGATATGTTCAGGATATCATCATATAAAGGAAAAGATAAAGATTTAACAATTGAAAGATTAAATGGATCATTATTACAGAATCCTGGATCTATAAGTTGTGTTGATGAAATGAATCGTGCTGGTGCAAGAGGTGATATAAGGGTTTTACAGTGGTTTAAAGATAATTTAACTGAAGATTTTAATAAGCATACATCATATGCGATCGAACAAGCTTATTATTGTTGCACTGGGCGTAAAAGAAAGAAGACAATGCAGTGGTTATATGAAAATGGTACATGTGATGATAACTATCTTGAAAGTTATGTTGGTTTAGATAATATCAAAAGAATATTAAATGAAGAACCTGGTATTTCACTCTTATGGAAAGACTAATAAGGGCTATTTATTGAGATTAAAAATTGATTATAGATTTTTCCCTAGGATTTTTTCCTAGGAAAAAAAGCTAACATTATAGATTTTTTCCAGGTTTTTTCTAAAAAGAAGCTAATGACTAATTCTAATTGGGAACCCGAAGAAATATCAATCTACGTCTTTAATGAGTATAAAGAAGAGTTGGTTAATCAATTGAAAACAACAAATTATATATTCTTGAATAAAGATCAATATTGTAAATTAGGTGGAGTTTTAGCCGATTTCACTATAAAAAGACATAGATTCGTCGATAATTTAATGTATATTTCAAATAATAAAAGAAGACTGTTTATGAAGATGTATAAGAACCTTACGAATAGGGATAAGCTTGAAAATGATCTTACTGTAAGACAAAAACTTTTGTCAGCTGTACAAGAAAGACTAAGATTCTTAGAGAAAGAAATAGAGAGAGAGGAAAGAGAGGATAGTTATGATGATTTACCCCCATTAGAGCCAGTTATTAATATATCAGGGGTTTTTACTGAGGATACATTTTAATCCAAAGTATATATATATTATAATAAAAAAATGAATTTATTATATTTTCTTTACCACTAAAGAAAGAAAAAGAAAGAATAAAAAAAGTAAGGGTTGATGCAGGCACTTCATACTTTTTTGAACTCGACCCCTTTTGATACTGTCATGCAGAAGATGAAAGAAGACCTGCAAGTTGCAGTTAAGAAAGGTGATAATAACTGTTATCTATTTAATTATGAGGATGATGCGCCTCGTGGTCATCCCATCGTAGATGGTTGTCGAGGTACTATCTGGAAGGTTAACCAAGATAAGACAGAGTGGGTGTGCGTTCGCTCGGCCATGGATCGTTTCTTTAACCTCGGTGAAATTGTCGATAATGTCGACACAAATTTAAAGCAGGATGAACCATTTAGTTTGCAAGAGAAACTGGATGGAACTCTTGTGCTTCTCTACTGGAATAATGATAAACAAGAGTGGATTCTTGGTACACGCAATACGTTTGATTGCACCGATATTAATGTTCGCGGAAATCAGAACATGAAACAAGTCTTCGATTCAGTCTTCTTTACTGGCGCAGGAGCATCTCCTGCTATTACTTCGGCACCAGCTGCTCCGGCAGTTGCTGCTAAGATTGATTTGCCAGATAGTTACAAGAAATATACGTTCTTGTTCGAGCTCTGTTCGCCATATAACCAGGTAGTCGTCTATCATCCTCTTACTAATGTTACATTGCTATCGGTCCGTGAGAATAGCTTTCCTTATTTGGAGAGTGACATTATGAGTTTCAAGAGCTTTAAGAGTTTTAAAAAGGCTACTCAGTTTTCTTTTAAAAGTATCGATGAGGCTAAAGATTATATTGAGACTAGGTTTAAGAATGGTAACTCGTTCGAGGGCATGATCGTCGTGCAAGGGTTAATCGAGAATCCTCGAAGATTGAAACTTA